CTTAAAGACAAGAGGTCTTCAGATTGGTGGACCAGCACAAAGATTTTTTACTGGTGAGTTCCGAAGAAAAGCAGATCCGTATGTTCCGTACTTAAAAGGACCATTAAAAAATACAGCGATAGAAAATGAAGATTCTATTGATTATGTACAGCCATATGCACAGAGACAATATCATGAGAATAAAGGGAAAGGCCTCCGTGGTAAAGAATGGGACCAAAGATGTTGGGCAGACAATGGAGATCAGATCGTCCAGTCTGTTGCAGATTTTGTAGGAGGTAAAGCAGAATGAGTGTGATTGCAAGTGTGAGAGCATTTATCCAGGACTATCCAGGATTGTCTACATTTGATGATCTGGTGGGCGTGGAACATCTTCCGGAGGATACAAAAAGTTATGCGATCGAAGCATCGGTAACATCACAGCCAATTAAAAAGCGATATATTAACGGCGACACAGAACGCCGTTTTAATTTTGTCTTGGCAAGTAGAGAGTACTTCGGAGCAGATGTTGCAGAGAATATCGATGTGGCGGAGTTTTACGAAGATTTCTCAGACTGGTTGGAACGATGTACGATTAATAATGATCTTCCGGAAATGGATAAAGGAAAAAGAGCAATTAAAATACAGGCACTGACAAATGGCTACGTGTTTAACGCAGATGCAACAAAAGCACAATACCAGATTCAGTGTCAGTTAATTTATTATCAAAAATTAGGAGGAATATAAAATGGCAGAAACAGCAAGCAAAACAGTAAAACAGCGTTATCAGGAAGCTTCTTACTTAAAAGTAGGAGAGAACTTCGAGCTTATGGGAACTGGTTTTACAGAGTTAAATGAAGATCCAGGAGCACAGACAACGAGTAAAAAATATATCAATGATAAATCATCCACATCAAGCATTACAAGTTATGAAGGTGAACACGGATTTACAGCCGATCAGATTCTAAGTGAAAAGGTCATTAAAGATCTGGTCAGTATTGGTAAAGAGAGAAAAACAGGAGCAGATGCAGAACGTGAATTTGTTCGCGTTGATCTGGATGAAAAAGTAGAGGGAGATACCACTGGGACAGTATTCAAAGCACGTATGTTTACTGTAGCTGCTGAAATATCAAGTTTCTCTGATAATGACGGAGAATTACAGGTTGAGGGAACACTTCACGACAAAGGAGATCCTGTTATGGGTAAATTTGATACAAAGACAAAGACATTTACACCGGATTCAGCAACGGAGTAAACGAAAGCGAGCTTAAAATTGGAATTAAGGAGTAAGATATATGTTTATTTGGAATGAAGAGAGATTTGCATTTAATATTATGGATGCGGAGATGTTGAAGAAATTTAATGATACAAGTAAAGAAATGTGGAAAGAACTCGAAGAGTATGAAAAAAAGAATGCAACTACTGGTACGATCGGGCCGGAGGGTGTTGCGTATGAATCAGAAGTGATTAGCAAATTTTTTGATAAACTGTTTGGAAATGGAGCATCAGACAAGATGTTTACTTCAAAACATGATTTATCGGAGAGAACAAAGGCGGTGAAAAAGCTTTATAAGATAAAAAATGCACAGTTATCAACACATGATAAAACGTTAAACGATATTGCTGAAATGTTAGGAGCTGAATGATCAGGAGAGAACTCCCGGTGTCTGTGGATATCGGGAGTGAAAAATATGAGATCGATGCTGACTTTCGAACGATCATGAACATAGAAGGAATTATCTTTGGAAAAGAAGTCACGGAAGATCAAAAGAACTTTGCAAAGGAAATGATGAAGGAAATTGAGATCAATGAAAAAGATGCAATTACGAACGCAAAGTATTATGATGCGTTAAAGATTTTCTATAAAGATAACATTCCAGATGATCTGGAAGAAGCAATGGAAAAGATGCTGTGGTTTTATTCGTGTGGAAAAGAAGAAACTTCGAAAGCAAAGACAAAAAAGAAAGTGATCAGCTTTGAACATGATTTTGATTATATTAATGCAGGGTTTATGCAGGATTATAAGATTGATCTGTTTGAGGTTGATTTTTTACATTGGTGGAAGTTTATGTCATTATTCAGTGCCTTGCATGATGATTGTAAAATCTGTGAGATCATCGGATATCGTGGAGCTGAGTTAAAGAATTTTGACAAAGAACAGAGAAAAAGGATACGGGAGATGCAAAAGATCTATGCACTTCCGGATGAGATAAGCAAAGAAGAGAAAAAGAGACAGGATGAGATAACGCAGATACTGCTAAATGGTGGTGATCTGTCAGGAATATTGTGATAAGAGAAGCGAATAGGCGAGAGCTTGGATCTGCAGGTTGAGCACCCAGGACGTCAAATAGCTTAGAAACTTTAAATTTTTAGTTATTTGACGAGGTGGAAACATGGCAGATGGTACAGTTACAATAGAAACCAAACTGGATAATTCCGGTGTAGAAAAAGGATTAAATGATCTTAAGAAAGAGGTTAAATCTTCTTCTAAGAGTACAGCACAGGAGATAGATAAAGCTTCTGATCAGGCGCAAAAGAGTGTAGAAGAAGTTGCTAAGTCAGCAGAGAAAACTGGAAAACAAGTAGAAAAGAGTGCAAAAGATTCAGCATCGAAAGCAGGACAGGCAGCCAAACAAGGAGCTGATTCAGCAGCAAAAGGAACAGAATCCGCATCTACGAAGATGCAGCAGTCTCATAAAAAGGTAAAGGATACTGCAAAAGAAAGTGCAGATGGCGCAAAAAAGTCTTGGGAAGAATCTAATCAAAGTACAGTAGCAAGTACAGAGAGCGCAACATCAAAGATGGCCGGATTGATGAAAAAATCTGCAGCAGTAATTGGAGTTGCATCTGTGGCGGCCGCAAAAAAGACGATCGATGTAGGTAAGTCTTTTGAAGCAGGAATGAGTGAGGTTCAGGCAATCTCCGGAGCATCTGGAAAAGACCTGGAAAAGCTATCTGCAAAAGCAAAGCAGATGGGAGCTACAACGAAGTTTTCTGCTACGGAATCTGCTACAGCACTTAAGTACATGGCTATGGCAGGATGGAAAACAAATCAGATGGTTTCTGGATTGTCTGGTGTTATGAACTTAGCTGCAGCTTCCGGAGAAGATCTTGGAACAGTATCCGACATTGTGACGGACTCCATGACTGCGTTTGGACTGAAAGCAAAGGACTCCGGACATTTTGCAGATGTACTGGCTAAAGCATCGAGTAGTTCTAACACCAATGTTGCAATGATGGGAGAAACCTTTAAGTATGTTGCACCATTGGCCGGATCCATGAAATATAGTATCGAAGATACAGCTACAGCAATTGGACTGATGGCGAATGCCGGAATCAAAGGAAGCCAAGCAGGTACATCTCTGAGATCTATCATTACGCGACTTGTCAAACCTCCGAAAGATGCAGCTACAGCATTAAATGCGCTTGGTATCAGTACAACAAAAGCTGATGGATCCATGAAGCCACTTCGTGAAACGATGGCAGAATTGAGAGAAAAATTTTCTGGATTAACAGAAAGTCAGAAAGCTTCTTATGCTTCAAGTATCGCAGGACAGGAAGCGATGTCAGGTCTGTTGGCAATCGTTAATGCATCTGATTCTGATTTCAACAAATTACAAAAGGCGATTGATAATTCTTCTGGCGCAGCAAAGAAACAGGCCGATGTTATGAACAACAATCTGCAAGGAGCATTGTACGACCTCGGATCAGTAGCAGAGTCTGTTGGAATCGGCATTTATGAAGATATCAAAACGCCGCTAACAAAGGCTGTCGGTGTTGGAACAGCACGGTTAAGGATTTTATCTAACAAATTGAAAAAAGGTGGAATAAAAGAGATTGTTCCGAAGGAAACGATAAATACTGTTGAAAATCTTGGAAAAGTGGCTATGGTAGCCGGCAAAGGTGGAGTAAGAGTATTAGGAGCTGCGGCAAAACTTGTTGGTAATAATATGGAAGTTGCATTACCAGTTGCAGCTAGTTTATTGACCGTATTTAAAGGCTACAAGGCGGTAACGACTGTAGTAACAGCTTTTAGAACTGTATCTACAGCTACGCAAGGGGCAAGTATTGGAGTTCAGCTATTAGGAACTGCTATTCAGCTATTTACTGGTAAAACAATTCAAGCAACATCAGCAACAACCGCTTTTAAAGCTGCAAGTGCGGCTCTAGGTGGACCAGTTGGAATTGCAGTAGTGGCAGTTGGAGCGTTGGCAGCAGGAGTCGCAGCATACACACTGACACAGAAAAAAGCAGTTACAGAAGCAGATCGATATTATTCTTCTTGCACAAAACTCAAAAAGAAACAAGAAGAGATGGCAGCATCGATCAAGAGCTTACATAAAGAAAATCAGAAAAATGTAGATTCCACACGTGCAAATGGCGTTCAGGCGGATCAACTGTATCAGAGATTAACAAAACTGATGAATGTTGAGCATAAGAGTGCCGGGACAAAAGCACAGATTGTAAGTGTAGTTAAACAATTAAATGAATTATTACCAGGGCTGAATCTTGAGTATGACAAAGAAGCAGATAAACTGAATAAGTCTACTTCTGCGATCAAGAAAAACATCGCAGCATTGAAAGAACAGGCAATGGCCAAGGCTTACCAGAAAGGGATGGAAAGTGCAGCATCCAAAGTGGCCAAAGCTGACATTGAAAATGAAAATGCTATTAAGAAAAAGACAGAAGCAACAAACAAATATAATGCCGCTGTTGAAAAAATGAATCAGGTTACCGCAAATGTAAACCAGGGAAAGATAACAACAAGCAGTGATGAGTATAAGAAAGCTTCTAATGATCTGACAAAATACTATGATGCAATGATGACAGCCAATAAGGCTGTTGAGCAAAGTGGTAAAAATTTAAATGCAGCCCAAAAAGAATTGACTACATATACAGACAAATATACAGCTCAGACAAATTATACAGAGTATCTGAAATCCTTAGATGATCTGGCCAAACAAGCAAAGATTAAAGCAAGTGATATTCCGAAGTCTGTTGGAGAAGGAATCAAACAGGGTGTTTATGCAAATCCAACTTCTGGAAAAGAATTAAAGAGCTTGATCAAATTAGATGATCTGGTTAATTCCGATCAATTGGCTAAGATGCAAGAACAAGGTATGAAGATACCACAGTATTTGGCACAAGGTATTTCTGATGGATCTGTTTCATTTAAAACCGCAGCAACACAGCTTGGAAATGCAATTAACTGGGAAGATTTAATTCAGCAAGTAAAAGATAAAGGAAAAGAAGTTCCGGACAGTATTGCACAGGGAATTAGTTCCGGACAGTACGCTGTTCCAACCTCTATAAAAGCTGTTAAGAATCTTATTACGTTTGAAGATCTGAAAGCCAAGGCATTGCAAGGTGGAATTGAAGTACCAGATTATTTGGCAAATGGTATCACATCTGGAAGTATGAAACCTGAAGAAGCAGTTAAGGCACTGAGTAATTTGGTATCTTTTCAGGATATGATAGATAAGGCAGGAATTGAAGGATCAAAAGTTCCAACAGAATTAGCAACCAGAGTTGCGCAAGGACAAATATCTGTTCAAGCTGCAGTAAAACAATTGACCGATGCGGTAGGAAAAGAGTC